TCTTTCAATTTTTTTATTTCTAAATCACAATAGTGTTTAATCTTCTCCAGATCTTCTATACCATTTTTGTGTAAATATCTACAAACATATTTCACAACGTTGCCTTGAAAGAATGAAAGATCATTCTTTGAAATAAATTCGTATGGTTGAATATGGAAGTTTTTATAGTGACTCCCGCCTATCTGCTTGTCTTGAGGAAATGCATCCTTAAAGATATCTTTGTTTGTCATAGATTATATGCCTTTTTAGTTTGTGGTTCTATTATATATAAGTTCTTCTCTGTTCTTGTGCAGGCAACATAAAATAATCTGTGTGTATCATCTGGATCTTTTTCATAATCAATAAATGCTGCACCAGCCAAGTCTGTTATTACAACTACATTCTCTCGTTCATTACCTTTGACGCCATGTATTGTTGATATACTAATTCTAGGATTCTTATCTAAGTCCTCTCCTGACTTAATTAATTTTTTTATTTTCTTTATATCTTCATCACCTACTTCATTTAATGCTTCATCCCATTCAGCTTCTGTTTTAAGTCCATACTTTTCTTTCAAAGTATCTATGTCATAAAAACCATCTTTAATTATTGTTTTAAATAACTTTGGATCCCAGTTATCTTTAGTCATTTTTGCAGCAATCTTCTTAATATCATTGTAATGTAAAGGTATACCTTTTCGTAAGTCATTCCATTTCAATATAATTTCATATATATTTTTTACTCTTGGCACTGCATTTCTTCTTTGCCAATATAATTCTTTTTCGTCTAATATGTTTCCAATACCTGCCAGCATATAATTTGCTTGTGCTAACACTAACCATCTACCACGTGAGAAATCTACTTCATGAAGATCACCACAATATTTAACAGATCCTTCTTGATCTTTTGGCAACCATTCTTTTTCTACTCTGTTATGTACTTTTTTTATTATCTTGTTTGCTAATTCAAAAGGTGCTTGTGGTACCCTTTGCGATTGATCTAACACAGTTCTTTCACCTTCTAGATTTATAAATGTACTAACATGTGCACCGTTCCATCTATATATGGCTTGATCATCGTCACCTGATATGTATGAGTCTTGAGCTTTCTCTTCTATCTTCTTAACTAATCTCCATTGTACTAAACTTAAATCTTGTGCTTCATCTACAAACATAACTCTAAGTTTGGGTGCTTCACCATTTGCTATAAATTTTTCTAACATATCTGGAAAATCTATCAAACCATTTTGTTCTTTATAATTTTCTAACTCTTCAACTATTATTTCTAATTTACTTAATTGTATTTTAGAATTGTTATTTAGATGATAAAATTTTATTGGGTCCATTTCTTTTGATCGTGCTAAGTTTATCAATTGTATGTATGGATCTGGAGAATAGAATACACCTTCGTAGTCTTCATCTTGTTTTGCACCTTCTAATTCTATTTGCATCTTCTCTGATAATTCTTTGTAGTGTTTTGGTTGCATCACCTGGTTTTTATTTATACCAAGCTGATTAAAGCAAAATGCATGCAGTGTTTGAAAGTATGGTACATCATTATAAGATAATTTAAATTTATCTACTGCTCTTTGTTTACCTTCTTGTGCAGCATTCTTACTAAATGTAAAATAACCAATTTTATCTGGTGGTGTGTTAGCTAGAAACTTTTCTATGTGTCCTAGCAAAGTGTGCGTTTTACCTGTACCAGGTGGTCCATATATTATATGACGCATTAGTATATATCCCAATAATTTATTTTTTTATTTTCATATCTTCTAATTCCCTTATTATATTCATAACTCGGAACATATAGAGAAAATTTTTTAGTGAGAGATTTTTTATCTCTACTAAATATTTCTAAATATTGTTTTAAAAAAATAGGTATTTTTTTAGAATTTTTTTTACTAAATTCACCATATGAATACATAGTTGAATTCATAAACCTAATATTATTCTTGTCATCAATATTAAATATAAAATATGTATCATTATCTTCAAATTTTCCTATAAACTTAAATTCATCTTGTAATTTTACAAAATCATTAAATAAAATTTTAAATCTATCATTAAAATGCATGTTTTCTGTTATCATTATTTTTGGTTTTACTTGACCACGTTCTAAACATCCAAGAGATGTTGTGTTATCTACAAAAATTATATTGATATTACTTTTAATATAACATTGATATTTTTTAAAACTTGGCCTTGATGTTTCTATATATTCTATAACTGTTTTGGGTTTGTCATTAGAATCTAAAATTAATATATCTGGAATTATTTTTTCTCCATTTAAATAAATTTCACGTTCCATGTAAGCTTTACATTTTTTTAATTCTAAAATTGTATAACCCCAATTAACATTAGTAAATACTACACCGCTTTCACTATGTTTTATTTTATACCAAATATATTTTTTCATAATTTGATGAATAGGTCCTTCATCTTTTAAATTAAAATCAATTAACATTTTCATATAGTGTGTACCAAGTAAGCTGCTATACAAAGAACAGTTATTAAAGCTATATCTTCCATTAATAATTATCCTTTTTAAATGTTTTTGGTTTGTATGTTTCTATTTTTTTATCAAATCTAGCTACAACAAATACAGATATTTTTGTTTTACCTACACGTTTAGTTGTGCAGTTTAGATCATCTTTTAACATCTGTGATGTTCTTTGATATGGAACTCTCCAATGTTTTCTTGATAGATAATTGTTAAAGAAGTTATCAAATACAAAATGGTGAAAGCCATCTTTTGTATAAGTACCACCATTACGTAAGTCTTCGTAGTCATCTTTCTGTATTCTATTTACACAATAATCTTCGAGATAATTATTTAATATATCTTTTGTACTTGTACCTTCTGCAGGTTCTGTAATTTCTGCGTTAGTTAATAATGCACCAGTAATTTTTTTCCAATCACCTGTCTTAACACTAGGTGGATTTATCCTTAATTGTTTAATACATTCTTCTTGAAATAAAACTTGATTAGCTAAATGTTTTGCTGAGTCTAGGTACAGTCTATTACCATCAACATTTAGGTAGTAGTAAGGTTCTTCTAAGTTGACTACTTGTAAATCTGTTAGACTTGGAAACACTGGTTCTTGACCTATACCAAATTTTCTTTTCTTACATAATTTTTTATCACACAAACTACACATTGGTTGGTCACTACATTTATAACCCCATTCTTTTTTCTCATGTTGTTTTGTAATTATATTTACTTCTGTGTCTGACAATGGTTGTTCCATTGCAGTTTCATTAAACACTATTACTTTTGATTTCCAATTATCTGGCCATTTAGATTTTGCATACACACCATAATGAAACAGTGCATTGTTTCTACCACCTTCACCAATTTTATTTTGTGCCATTAGTTCTATGCATGGTGGTCCATCAGAGTATGGTGTCTCCGGTCTTTTAATTTCTATTGTGCTGATGTCTGATTGTTTATATCTTTCATAGAGTTCAAAAAAAGCATCTATACTAGCAGCTTCGCCATTCTCCATAAAGGCGTATCTTGTTGTCTGACCACAATTAAAGTATGGTAAATTTAAAAAGTTTCCTGTATCATCTTTAGATTTTAATTCTCTTTGTTTTGGAAAAACTTCTGATCCACCATAACCTAATACTGATCTAATCTCATTTAATTTATCTTGCATTAAACCTGCTGATACATAATCTTCTGTAAATAAAAATACATGAGCACCACCAGACTTTGATCTACATACGACCAATGGTAATTTAAATTGTTTTATTTTGTTTATTAATTTTTTGTGATCAAATTCTGCGTAAGAGTCAATGTCAATACATCCCCACTTACATTTGTTGTCATCGTTAATTGGTATGATACCTAAACTATCAGCACCATCTAAATGTTTTTGCCACAACTCATCTGTGACTGGTTCTCGTTTAACAAACGATTTACCTTTAATCTTGTTACCGTCACCATTTGATTCACCGACTAAAGTGACACCATGTGCACGGTCTAATCCATAAAATATATTTTTAAATCTTTCTATCATACAAAATAAAAGTGGGCGTTGCCACTCTCGCTTAGACGCCCACTACCTAGGATACTGGTTA